ATACCACATGGTGATGTAAGTGCATCAATACCTGTAAATTGAGTGTAGTTCTTACCTGTGTATTCTAAAGTTCTATTCTCAAACGATATTGTGCCTGTAGCTCCAAATCCTATGGTAGAATCTACATTCAATACAGTAGCACCTACACCTGAAGTATTAGTAATAAATGTTTTACCTATCTGCTGGAATTTACCGATTGTAGTTCCTTTTGATATGGCAATTTTGTAATATGATTTGCCACCTATCACTGCTTTCTCAACACTATTAATTGAACCACTTGTTTGAAGAGGTGTTGTCTCTTGTATTAAACTTTGACCAGATATCTTGAGTGGATCACCTGATACTAATTCGCATAGAAGGACTTCATTTACTCTATACTCAGCGTCTGATGGACTTATAACATATTTTGATGGTTGAATCATCTCAACCTTTTCACCATACAAAGCACCAAACAATATCTTGAATGCTTCCTCTGTGCCTTTAGATTTGTAGAAATCTTTTGATTGTTTAATGAAATTACGTTGATCTAGTTTATTAAATAAATTTCTTTCTGAAAAACCTGGTAAAATTTGTTTCTTGAGTTTCTTTAAAAACTCATTTAAGAATACATTACTTAGATTTGTTACTTTATCATTTACAGCGTGTGTGCCAATACCTGATTGAGTAAAGGTAAGATACTCAGGACTATTAGTTCTTCTGTTATTTTCTATACCACTGAATCCTCTGACACAACCAGTGAATGATGTGCTGCCTATACCTGTGTATGTTATTATCTCGTTATTAATTTTGAGGAGACCCCACTGATTCGGCCATCCTTTTGTAGAGTCAACAAATATTGTGGTATCTCTTCCGTTGGCATATTGTGCTATCGTCGTAAACCCAGTCAGAGTCTCGTTGTTTAGAAAATCAAGACTTTTATATTCAACTAGATTATCAACAATGTCTATCGCTCCACCCTGAAATTCTTGGGAGATATAGTATTGTTTCATGAAATCGCCAAAGCGAGGATTCTCTAAGTCAATTACCTCTGGTATCTGACTCTGAATTATTTCATGTACTTTTACTTTTGTAATCGATGTTTGGATCATTAGTATCCGTATCCACTACTGGATGAGGTTGAAGTTGAGGATGATGTAGTTGATGATGTAGTTGATGTCGTAGAAACAGGTGTTGATGAAGTATCTATCGGATTTGTAGGGGTGCTTGTTATTGGTAAACTGTTAGGAGAATGAGATGCACCTGTCATTCTATTTCCATTTGCCATAGTGTGAAAAGCACCGTAATAGGGTTGCCCATTTACATATCCTACAAGAGTTGTAGCAGATGATGTGCTTGTAATCATCGCTCCTCTTACTTTTGCTCCATTTGTGTAACTAGACTGTGGGTCATATCTTGTGCCAGAGGTATTCGCACCTGAAGATATAGGATCTTCTCTCATGTAAAAATTACTATTAGACACATCAAATTGTAGGTACAATTCTTTTCTTGCAAGCACATCATTTGATTGTGGCACCGCCTGTATTTCAATTATATTGTCAGACAATACAGTGCTAGTAACATTAACAGTGTCAATAATAACTTCTCCTTTCTTATAATCTACAGTTCCAAAAGTGGTAGAAAGAATTTTGACATTAGTATCAGAATCAAGTTGGAATAGGAAAAGATTACCTGTATCGCCAGATACGTGCTGATCAGAGAAGTAAACTGTGCCAGATACGCCAGATATATTGAAACCAGTGGACTTGATGTTGTAAGAGGACTCATTTCTATGGAAAGTATTGTCAAAACATATTTCATACTGACTAAACACATTCAATTGTGCCACTAAATTTCTTCTTATTCTGATCGTAGTAATATTTGAAGTAATAGAATCATCCACTCTATCAATAAGTGACAATACCTTACTATACTTGAATCTTCCTCCAAACTTATTCAATTCAGTGCCACTAGCAAAAGATGTCAAAGATGAAATCACATCAGTCTTAAGATTTTCTGGATCACCTATAAAGTTTGCATTGTAATACACATAACTATCGATCTCAACATATAAAAATTTCAAGTCAATCAACTCAGGCACAATACCTGCTACTGAATAACTTTTTAGAGATGACAGTATTTGTTTTTTTGTAAATTCAGATAAGTAAGAACCATTTTTAGGTTTTGCTGCTATGTACACTCTTCCGTATTTGGGAGGTGTCAACTCTTCTCCACCAAAAGCACTTACAGATTCGATGTTTGAATATACGGAGGGTACGATTGCTTCATAATCGCTTGCAGTCACTGCTCTATGTTGAGAAGAGTAAAGTCTAGGAGCATAGTATCTGACACTGCGTAAATCTTCAATATCATCACCATTTTCTGAAGAATACTGTGGTGATAGAGTTGTTGTAAGGTTAGTTTCAGTAGCACCGTCTTCATCCTTTACAATACCTGCAAAAGAGACTCTAGCAACACCATTACCATTCTTACCCTCAGTCTTAATATAAGAAATATCAACCACATTACCATTATCTAATTTTGATCCAAATATACCATCTCCAAATAAGACCTCGTATTTCTCATCAGTTGTTTCTTGTATCAGATATATGTTTGATGTAGACGTGACACCTATAATATTATCTACAAGTTTATAATTAGT